CCGGAAAAGAATTAAAATCTACAAAGGAAAATATTATTAAGGCATCGCGTGAGATTGAAGGGTTTGCTGGTCTTGTTACAGAGTTCAGAGAACAACTTGCCGAAGACATAACAAATGAGAAGGAAAGCCAAAGAAAAAACTCATAGAGTTCTGCATCCGAACCAGCGAAGTAAATTGTAATGAATGCAGAACAACATATAAAAAATTATATAACGAACGGCCTGACTGTTCTGTGTGTTTGCCTGAATTGCAAACTGAAAATGTTTTAATTTATGAGGTTTATTGTAGAGTGTTTAGTTCAATTGAAAATGCTGACCCGTTTAAAATAATGGAACTGCTTGGGGTTGACGACCATTTATATTGTTTTGATATGATCAATTTCGTAAGAAATGAAGTTATAAAAACAAGGGCTATGAAATGAAACTTGGCGGCATATACGTTGACGTTAGAGGCAAAACAGATAAATACGAGCGTGATCTTGCACAAGCTAAAACCATGACTGGTAAGGCTGCTATAGCAATGAAACAGCAGCTTGACATGGTTAACTTCGCAAAGATGGGCGTTCACGCAACTATTGTTGGCGGTGTTGTTGCTGTTGGAATAGGGAAAGCGATAAAAGCAGCAAGCGATTTACAAGAAGTGCAGGGCAAGTTTGATGTTGTTTTTGGAGAAAACAAAGCTCAAGCAGAGGGGATGGCAAACGTTCTTGTCGATTCTTATGCGATGTCAACTCGTGAAGCAAAACAATATTTATCAAGCATTCAAGATTTGCTTGTTCCCATGGGCATGTCCGCTGATAATGCTATTCGCATGTCTAACGAAGTTGTAAAATTATCTGCCGACCTTGCATCTTTTAATAATATGCCTACAGCTAAAGTCATGGAAGATATACAGTCAGGGCTCGTTGGTAATTTTGAAACCATGAAAAAGTATGGCGTTATATTAAATGAAACTGTAGTAAGACAAAAAGCTCTTGAAATGGGGCTCTATAGTGGCAAGGGGATGGTTGACGCTAATACTAAAGCATACGTAGCATTTAAATTGATGCTTAAAGGTTCCGCTGCTGCGATAGGAGATCAAAAGCGCACAATGGGTAGCTACGCAAACCAGATAAAAAGTTTAACTGCTAATTTTGAAGACTTAAAGGCAACCATCGGTGCAAAATTATTGCCTCAAGTTACATCATGGGTAGCACAGTTAAACATTATGATTAAACAGAATCCTGGCTTTATAGATCAGATTGGAAGCCTTGCAAAAGCATTTCTTAGCCTTGCAGCAGCTATGGGCAAGGTTGCTGCTTTTGGAATACGGCTTGTAGATGACTTTGTTAAAACAGCGCAAGCAATGGGGTTGGCATCTACTGGTCTAATAACATACAAAAAAGCATTGTTTGATTCTTCTGACGCAGTTAAGAAATTTGAATCAGAACAAGGCAGGTTGCAACTCCGCATTGAATTGTTGACTGAGCAAATTGAAGAAATTGAAAAAAGAACTTCTGGCAGTTTTTTTCATTTTCAAGGCGATCTTGAAAGGCTTGAGGCGCTTAAATTAGAATTAAAAAATACAAAGATTGCTTTTGATGAATTACAGAAAACAGGTGTCACAAAAATAATTGAGAAAAATGCCATTAAAGACCCTGATCTGCCATTGGATGATAAACCCCCTAGCGTATCGCCAGAAGAATTAAAGGCTATCGAGGCAAGAAAAAAATTGTCTGAAGAAGTATTAGAAAGCTTTAAACGTGCGCGGATGACTGAAACCGAATTGGCATTGTATGAGCTACACATACAATATAAAGAATACTCTGAGTTCGTAAAGGATAAAATAGGACTGGATGCATGGCTTACGGAAGAAATAAACAAGATTGAAACAGAAGCAAACCGAGACCGTAATGATTTAAGAAACTATCTTACAGAACAGACCAAGCAAGCAACTTTGACAGAATACGAATATGAAAAATGGGCGCTTGAGCAGGAGGTTGCAGCTATGGAGGATAGGATAGGGAAAGATGCAGCATTATACGATCAAATGATTGTTTACAGGGCTGAAAAATTGAAAGAAATTGAAGAGAGGCACGACACAACGTCAAATTATATGATTGAATTAAGCCAACACACAGCAGAATCTATGGAACAAAACTTTTCAGATCTGTTCTTCGATGTGATGACCGGCGAGTTTGACGATTTTAAAGATTATGCCACGGCAGTATTCAGGTCAATCCAGCGCGCCTTTGCAGATATGGCAGGACAAATGGTAAAAGAAAAGTTGTTTGGCGTACAAACACAAACTGGAGGATCTTCTGGAGGGTGGTTCAATGATATTATAAAGTTTGGCACAACAGCAGCAACAACTTATTTTACAGGGCCATCAGGTGGTGCAGCATCGATGGAGGCTGGGAATACAATTCCAATGATGGACAATGGTGGTATATCAAATGCGAGAGGGATATATCAAACAGGGGATATATCAGAAGCACACATCCCATTGCCGGGTAATGGGAAATTGCCTGTAAATATCAACGGTAAAGACCAACCAGTAGCACCAACCGAAATTACAATCCTTAATGCTGTAGCCCCGGATGTTGTGGAGGGTTTTCTTTCTTCTTCCCGTGGCCGTAATGCAATTATTAATATAATGTCTTCAAACGCCCCAATGTTTAAGCGGGTGTTGGCGTGACAGCAAGTATATATATGACGCTTCCCATGCGGCAGCAAAGCATTTCGCATGCATGGAAAACTTCAATTCAGGAAAACATTAACGGTGACGAAAAAAGAACAGCCCTGTACACATGGCCAAGAATAAGCTTAGATATTAAGCTTGGGTTATCTTCACAAGCGCACAGACGGTTTATACGGGCGCATTTTTACAGGAACATACATAACACATGGGGGATTCCTGTAAGATACGATAAATCACTTTTAACTTCTGAGGCAGCATCGGCGCAGGCGATACTTACTATGGATGACACAGGCAACCGACACTTTTATGATGGGCGAAGTTTGTTGCTTATAAACCCTGACGCATGGGAGACTTACGAGTTCGCAACAATTACTACAGTTGATTCGCAAACGCAGATTACATTGTCTGCAAATTTAACTTCAACTTGGCCAGTTGGGACGCTTGTATTTCCATGCTATGAATGCAGAATAAGACCTGTGCAACAAATTAATGTGAAGAGGCGTAACGTTAATGAGCTACTAATTGATACAGAAGAAAGCTTTGAGACTGAACGTTCTTTTACATATTCCGTGCCTTCATCAGGAGCGGCAACATATGATAGCCTTGATCTATTTGTTAAAAAACCATTACTCCCGATAAAAGAACATTTCAAACATCCTTTTGATTTACATGGTTTTCTTGGCAAACAATATGTGCAAACTGATTATGATGAAACACGGTTTTCTTTTACCAGGAGCTTTAATTTTTCTACAAGGTTAGAGATATGGGATATGTTGAATTTTTTTGATTCAAAACGAGGCAGGTTTCAGGTTTTTTATACGCCAACATGGGCAGATGATTTTATAGTTACAAGTGCGATCGCATCAGCAGATACCACCTTGACTGTTGAGCCTGTTGTATATTTGTCAACTGCTGAAATTGTTAATCGGCATTTATATATTCAGTTCCCAGACGGATCTTATACTTGCAGGAAGATAACCGGCTTGCCTACGTCAACAACTGTGCAACTTGATGGTGCTGTTGGCTCTGATGTTGCTATTGAAAGTGTTAGCAAAATGATAGTATGCTTTTTATATAAGGTACATTTTGGATCTGACGATATTGTTATCGATTTTTATCCTGGCGGGAGCATAGCAAAAACGTCAATTACTTTTGATTCCGTGTGGGAAACATGACATTAACACAAACTTATATCGACAATGAAGAGGCAGTTCAACGCAAACCTGCTGAACTATATCATTTCTGGCGAGATGGCGGAGGCGACGTATATTATACAAGTGGAGATGTAAGTGTAATATACGATGCTAACACATATATCCCAGCAACATTGAAACGTGGTAGCATCAAAAAAAATAATGATCTTGAAGTGTCGCAGGTAGCTATACAGGCATTAAATATTGGAAGTATTGTTTCTGATTTTATAGAAATTAATCCAGTTGAAGTATTGTGGGTTTCTATTATGAAAATCCACCGCGATCAGTCTCCATTAGAAGCATCTGTCATTTTTCTTGGACAAATCAAAGACGTTTCTTTTTCTGGCGCAGTTGCTCAAATTACATGTGTTGGCTTTGAGGCTTTTCTTAAAACAGCCATTCCACACTGGAGATTTCAGATAACCTGCAATCACAAGTTGTTTGATTCTTTTTGTACTCTTACACGTGCGACATACAAGGTGACTGCTACGGTTACTCTAGACGCAACAGGAACGCAGCTTACAAGCACATCATTCGGGGCATATGATGACGGCTATTTTACGCATGGAGACATTGAGTTTGAAGACGAACACAGACCTGT